ATGCCGGAAAGTCTGGAATCTCTTTGCGCACTGGTGCGGTCTTGATCTTTGACATCTTGACCACGTCAAACTGCGCCAGTTTGCCTTCCAGTTCTTTGATGAAGTCCGAAGGCACATCACCCACTATCTTGATACGATAGTTATAGGTTTTTTCGCTTTCAGTCAGGTATTTTGCAAATGGTTTCATATGAGTGTCCTATGATATATTTATTCTTTTTGAGTGTTTTGGTCTTTACCACGCAACAATCTCTCCAATAAATCATTGCGGCTCAGCACCATGCCCTGTGCTGTTTCCATTGGACCACCGGCCGGTTCATCTGACTTGGCATTTTGATCCAGGCGCATCTTCTTCAGTTGCAAGTCGATCATCTTGAGCTTTTTGTCCATCTTGGCTGTTTTGGCTGTGATAGCATGGCCCAACATGTTGCTGGCCACTGAGAATATCTCACTGGCAAATCTTGAATCCACTTGCATGCCCAGGTCCATGAGATCTTTGTAGCTGTGTTGGGCTAGGTCGGCCAGCTCGTCCATTTCTTTGTCTGAACTTTCTAGACCTCGCACAGCGGGCAATGCAGCATTGATTTTGTCTATGCTATCGTCCAGTGCGGCGAGAGTTTGACGTGTGTTTTCCGCTGCCGGAGCAACCGGCGGAGGGTCTTCCTCAGTGGGTGGTAAATCGAACAACTCTTCAAGTTTTTTGGTCATGCCATATTTAGTGGCCGAACCACATGGCTTATTTAGATCTACCGTTGTGGAACATGTCCAGTTCAGTGATCACTCTAAAGCTGAGACCATTGCGTTTGCACCATTTGGTGGCCTGGTCCCATTTGGCATAATTCACAGCTACCACTGCACGGTCTCGGCTGTTCATCTTGCTTTCGACCACGCTTTGTTTCTTGGGTTTGATTTCAATCAATTCAGCACGCATGGTGTTGTCTTTGGTGCGATAGGTCACTAGGAAATCTGGAATGTACTGCGACATTTTTCCAGTGATGGGATTTCTATAAGGGATGGCAATGCTTTCGCTGGCCCATTGCAGGATGTGCTCGTTGTTGTCGCAGAATCGCATGAAGCTGAGTTCCCAGCCAGAGCGATATCTGGGAATGCCGTTGCCCACATACTTGGCAGAATTTTGAACTTCGTATTTGCCCTGTGCCCAGTGACTCATTGCAGCACTGCCTGTGCAGGATAATAGTTGGGAACCACTGCTGCTCCTACTCCCAGCAAGGTGGCTCGATCACGTATGAGATTCAGATAGTATGCCAAAGACACATTGAGATTGACACCGTTGCCTTGACCTTGGAATCCTTGCAGCAAAGTCAGCGCAGGAATCTGTGTGATCTCAGCCACTCGGAACAAGCTCACTGTGAAGTTGCCCGCTGTGCGAGGCAGAGTCATTTCTTTGAGAAAGAAACTATACACGATGTCGTATTCAGCCGCAGGAACATTCACATCAAAATTGTAAAATTGATCATACACTCTAACAGTCTGATCTATGTTGTAGTTGGTGGTATTAACTGTGGTCATTTTATTTTGCCTGTCGGATCAGTCTTTGTGTTTCTGCTAGAGTCTGATTGGGTCCGACGTTGTTTCTGTTGAACTGTGCAGTAGGGAATACCCAGCCATCGGCTCTGTTAGCCACGGCACGCACCGCACCAGGTATGGCCTGTTTGATAGCATCTTTGCCCAAGGCAGTGGCTTCGCTGACCAGCAATTTCTTAAATCCGCCATTTTGTTGATTGGTATTGTAGAATGTTCCAGCTTTTTGCACAGCACCAATCAAGCCCAACACTGAACCTGATTGCAGATCGGCAGTGATGCCATCTACCACATCCAACAGACCACCCTGGCCAAATATGCTGTTGGTAGATCCTGGACGGGCAATAGGACTGATAGTGGTATCGTAATGACTGGGGTTGGCAAAGCCCACAGCTGATTTGTTTGGTGCTTTGTCGTAGTATTTCACTGTCTCATAGTCAATGGTCATGGTGTTTTGCATCAGGCCACCACCTTGGGCATAATCATAGGTGTCATGTTGCCAAGACGAGATTATGGGGTTGATCAACACATATTCTGCGTACTTGTGATTTTTGTCAAATCCAGCTATGCGTATGTCTTTGAAGAATGGGGGCTTTCCACTGGGTGAGCTGGTTCCATCATTGTAACTCTCACCAATGAAACCCCAATCATTGACCTGACGATTGTCGGAATAGATGTCTCGATCCCAGCCACCAAAACCATCTTGTCGATTCTGGCTACTGCCTGCACTGCCATTGGTATTGGGAGTGCTGCCATATTTTTGGCTGGCATCTTTGTAGTAGTAGGCATAGTAGTTGTACCACATGTTACGAACATTGTCGCCGCCATCGTCATGGAATGTGATATTGACTGGGTTATATTTGATCTTGGTCTGAATCAATCGTTTGCGATTGTATTGATTCATTGTGGCTGTGTCAAAAGTGTATGTGGGCAAGCTCACAGTCTTGACCAGATAACTTAGATTTGTCACGTCATCATTGGAAAATATAGCATTCAGTGCTGGTATGGTTGTGTTGATCGTGAATGTGACATGGAAGAGAAACTTGAACCTAGGCTTGAGTTCATAAGCGTTGGTTCGGAATACTTTGCTGGCGTGGGTGTAATCACGTGCCCCATCGACAGCAAAGAATCCTTTGGCAAAATCTTGGCCAAAACTACCCACGAGTGTTACGCTGAGCCAGCGCCTGTTACCACGTCGCCTATTGTTCTGCCAATAACACCGCCGACACCTGTGTCGGTTAGACCATTGGGTCCAAGTTGAGCAGCATTGTCAAAAGCAATAGTCATGCTTACTGTGACTGCTTCGTTGGTACCGTAATTCATAGCACCATAGTCTGCACCTTTGAGGTAGCAGCCATACAGTTCCCAAGATTCCAATACCACTGGAGTGCTGGCGCCGTTGCCACCGTCCAGGATTTCGAATCTTGTGACAAACTTGTAATCGATACCGCTGGCAGCACTGGCCATTTCCAGGAAGTCCATCTGCTTCTGTAGCTGTTCGCCTACCAATTTGCTCACTGAGTTAGATGCATCATCACGCACTTCGCACACGGTATCTGCCCAGGTATGACGTCCGGCCAACTTCAATGTGCTGTTGTAGATCGGTAGTGCGATTTCTTCAAAAGTAAGATTTGGTCGTGCAAAACTGATAACCTGTTTGGTCAATTCAGTTGTGGGTGTTGAAACACCAAAGTTATCAAACATCACTCTAAAGCGATATCTGAGTTTAGGCATCAACAAGCCTTGGGTAGATGAGCTTTGGTCACTAGCCAAGGGTACTGTCATGCGCTGTAATGATGAAACTGCCATTTGTTATCTCTCCTATATGTTTATTTACCTTTGAGAAGAGGCTGAAAAATCAGCCTCTTTTCTTGATCATTATGTACCGGCAGCGATTGCACCAGTGTTCTTGATGCGTAGAGGAATGTAGATAAACTCCACAGCCTTCACTGGTTCGATAGCAATATCAACCCACAGCTCGTTCCTGTCGATACGTGCAGGAGTGTTATTGCTCAAGTCACATACCACCAGGTAGTCATAGATCGCACGTTTGGCAACCAAGTCAATCATCAAGCTGTTGCACAGCCCAGCGATAGAATTACGTGTGATCTGGTCATTGGGTTCAAACAAGAACAACTTACCAACTTCTTCAAGTCGGCCACGCAAGAAGCAGACCAGGCGTGCCACGTTGATACGATCCAACGCAGTGGTTGTGGTAGTAGTGGTCTTGTTACCAAAATTGGTAATACCAATTCCAGGAATGAACGTGATCGGATTGATGTTGCGCTCATACAAAATGTCTCGCACGCTCTGGCTCACACCAATCTGTTGGAATTCACCAGTGGTAGCATTGATGTAACCAATGGCTGTGGCATTATCCACCACACCACGACGTGTTCCAGCTGGTGCCAACCATGGGTAGCTCACTGCATCTGAACGCAGTATGGTGCGTACCATCATGTGGCTTGGAGGTTGTACAACTGTGTTGCCACTCAGATCGTTGGTCAAGCAACTTGGATAGAACGCGCCAGCATAGTTACTGGTGCTGCTGTTGCCATCTTCGGTGGGCAAGCCCAAGCCGTTGTTGTTGGTAGCCCATTCAACCAGGCTGTTGCCATCAGGTCCCAAGCGCATTGGAGTGTCTGCAACCACAAACAATGTGTTGTTGCGCTCATTGCTGAGTGCGATCATGTTTGGAGTCAGTTCAGGATATGCTGGTGTAGCAATGATGTTGTACTGATTCTGTTCTTCTCTAGCAGCCAAGCTGGTGTCGATACCGCTCTTCATTGCAGCAACAACCATCTTGCGCTGTGCTTGGCGACCGCCATACATGGCTCCGTTTGGACGGTTGCCAGATGCTGTGAGCCAGGTGTTGAGAACAATCTGATCCCAGTATGCTGTGTTGCTTGGCGCATTGCCTGTTGTGACAGCAGTACAAACATAGATCGCATTGTTGTAACTCACAAAGTCATTTACTGCATATGTTGTGGTGTTTGAATATGCATTGATGGTGTAAGCAGTCGAAGAAGTGGTGAAGTAATCCATCTGGAAACTCTTCACATTGTAACCGCTGCGACGTGTGTTCCATAGCAACATACCCTGTGGATATAGAGCAGGATCAGGTGCATCTGGATCTAGATAATCACTGGTCAGCAAGCTGGTGATAGTTGGCAATGGATCTGCTACAGGATCTGTGGTGCCGTTTGGTGCCCAGCGAGCATCAGCAAACAAGATACCATTTTGTGTGGTCTGGTCGGTGGTATCAACTTGTACCCATTGATCCACTCCACTTGCTGATTCCCAACGATACAGCTTGGGATAGTTTTCCAAATCAGCTGTATCCACCCACAGATCACCATAAACCAATGGTGATTCTGCTGAGTCATTCTGTGTTACTGGTGCAGTGGCCGACACAATCGGTCCGGATGCATTGGTGTTTGTGAGATCATATCCTCGAACATCATTACTGACGTTTTGATAACCTTGCCACATGCCATTGTCCTGGATCATGATATCGCAGTCATCCACAGAGCTGTAATACCACAAACGACCGTCAGCTGGGCTTTGATACGGCGATGTGTTGCTTGAGGTATAAGAGAACAACGGTGTTGTTACAAAATTACTCAAAATTAATTTTCCGACATTGGAATTGTCTGCTCTGACTTTACTGGTGTTGGTGCTAAATCCAGCTGTGGTTATTGGAGTTCCAGTAAGATTTTTAATATAGATCGTACCACCTTGGCTGTGAGTGAACACTATATTGCCTGCAGAATTAACACTAGCACTCACATATGGAATAGCAGCAGCACTGACTGCACTGATAAAATCGGCCACAGTACCAGTTCCACCAATGGTCACGACTCCAACATTTGTGTTAGAATTGCCGACTTCGGTTCCGCCCAATGAAAATGTGTTTCCTACTACAAACGCATTTCCAGTAGGAATAGTTGTTCCTGTAACAATGGTAGCACCCAACGCGATTCTTTCATAAATTTCAAATGCCATGGTTTCATTTGGAGTATATGTTGAAGATAACGCATTATATTCTGCATAAGTTGTACCTACAGGAATATTCTTGCCGCCACCAGTTGGATCTAGTGCGTAGATTGCAGTAGGGTCATCAGAATATGCCGGAACTGATTGTGCTATCCAAGTGCCCAATGTGGTACTATAACTCTTGAATGACAATGAAAGACCATTGTTTGCAGCACTGAGATTGTTCCATACTGACCCAGTTGGTCGTGGCACATCATCTGTGGTTCTCCAACGAGGAGCTTGATAGCTGTAACCAGGGAAATATATAGGTGTGTAATAATCACCTTCAGTGATACCCAGCAAGGTCAGCAATGCTGCACCAGAGTTTGGTCCTGGCTGGATGACCACATGGCCTTCGCCTGCTGTGGATCCGTCAGCAGTAGCAAGAGAGTTAGCATAGATATTCAATTGACCGCTGACTGCTGCTGCTGTGACACCAGTGATAGCTGCTGTGTTGATTGCTGCGGCAAAGCCAGCCACAGTATTGGTGGCACCAACAGTTACCAAACTTCCATTAATGTACATGTTGTACCCAATAGTCAAACTGCTAGGAGCATTGGTACCGGTGATTGTGGGATAAGACGTTTGCCAGGCTTGTGACCCAACTACAACCCAAGTATTGCTGCTATTTTTATAGTAGCCCTCTAGGTGTGTTGCCACAGCGGATATTGCATAATCGCCAATGCTACCGATAGATTGTTGAGGTGTGTAGTCGCCACCACTGTAATTTACCACGTCTGCGGTGTCGGTAACAATGATAGGGGTTACAACTTCAAAAGCATTTGTAGCCGAATTCCATTCTTGGATGCCCCACACAGATGCAGAAGTATCTAGCCAAAATGCTCCATTGCTAGGAGTACCGGTGGGACGAGTCAAGCTGGCTGTGAGGTCAGTGAGATTGATATCCACACGTTGTATATAAGCACGATTTGTCACACCCAATGCACTGTATGCTGCCAACAGTCCGTACTCGTTGAGTTCGTAACCATTGATTGGGGTGCCTGTTGTGGTATTGTAGAAGAACGGAACACCAAAAGTAGCTGTGAGATCACGCTGACTGGTGATAAGATAAGTTTTGTTAGCATTGGCTGCTGTGGTACCTGCTGCTACGGTGATACCGTCACTGGACACTTTGTTTTGTGCTGTAGCAATTACAAAATAAGGTACGGTATTGACGGCAGAAGGGATGTATTGACTTTCGTCAATGACAGTTACTTGTACGCCGGGTGATGTTAAAGCCATGGTGGTTTCCTTTTCAAGTTACTGATATTTATGGGCAACACCAAAAAATACCATGATACAGTGCCCTTTGGCAAAGGTCCATGGCATAAATATCCCATGAGACCCATCTGTCAAGCCTGCGGACAACGACCTTGTGCGGTAAATTACATCCGTGAAGATGTCAAGCATTACCGAAAACGCTGTGAGACTTGTGCAAGAAAGAATCGTGGAATACGCCCACGAGAACCGCGCTGGAAATCAGCAGGCTATAAAAAGAAGATGAGCTGTGATCGCTGTGGATTCCGAGCCAGATATGCCAGCCAGATTCTAGTGTATCACCAGGACGGCAATCTCAACAATGCAGCATTGAAAAATCTCAAATCAGTGTGTAAAAACTGTGTGGAGGAATTGCTTAGATCCGACTTGCCTTGGCGGCTTGGGGATCTTGAGCCGGACGTATAGTCAGCTGTTGTATCTGTTGATACAGATCATCAAGAGAACCGTTGTTGTCTAGCACAGCATCAAATTTGGTACCTACCCAGGCTGTTTCGCTGGCATGTATTTTCAGCTTTTCCAGTTTTGCCCGGCTGGTAGCCCATTTCATGTTTCCGTGCTCGCCTCGGTTGAATGCCAGTGCAGCATCATACCATTCAGGTTCAGGGCCGCGCACCACTCGGACCACGATCCCATTGGCTCGTTTGATCGCTGCGATTTCGTTGGGGAACCTGCAATCCGAAATCACTATGTCATCTTGACTGTGGCGCAGTTTGTTTTCCAAACTAGCAATCCATATATCATCGTGGAATCCTTGCCTGCACACTTCCGTACCCCAGTGCTGTAGTACCCAACGTGGAGTAAGTTCAGGCATTTTAAGTCGATCTGCCCACCAGACATCTAGCTGTTCGCGCCATTCACGGGCTTGTTTTGTACGCCCTTCCAGCATGGTTCTATCCCAGCCAAAAACCTTGGCCACAGAGTCCTTGAGGCTGTTTGCAAAACTTTCTCTACGGAATTCGTGGAAGTTGGTGAGATAGTCTGCCACGGTGTCTTTACCGGATCCTATGAATCCACATACGCCAATGATCATTTGAGCTCTTTGATGTTTAGATGTTTTAATGTTGCTTGCAACATGTCAATCTGCCTACGGCAATCTTCCAGTGCATGATGGCTGGTAGGAGGGCGAGGCAGATCGGGCCACAAACTATATATGGTTCTGGCATCGCGCACCACATAAAATTGCCAGGGCAAAGGTTTGCCGTAGCTTTTGTAGGCATGTTCAATGATGTTCATATCGTAAGTGGGACCATTGGCCCAGATCAGCTTGCTTTGCCAGATAAACTTGCTCAGTTCGTCCAGGGCTTGATCCAAGGGTATGCGGCCTTGTTCGCCAAATGCTTCTTCTTTGGCTTGCTCGGGTTGGGTAGCCCACCAGTCGATGGTGCCTTGTTGGATGCTGCGATTGGCCTGGCTTTCAAGATCAATCCTGGCGTAGTAAAAACGCTCGTGATAGCCGGCACCCAGTGGGTCAAAACTCTGGGCTGCAATGGTCAAGATAGTGGTATCCGGCCCAGTGCCCAGTCCTTCGATGTCAATCATTAAATCTGCCATAGCACATTGTAACACATGCTTGGAGCAACAACGACTCAACTGGTTATGTTGAACCCTACTTGAGTGTCAAACCACTCAGCCATGCCAAAACTGGTAGGGTGAAATTGGTCTATCTGCAACATTTTGCGTTCGGCACAATATTCATATGGTGGAATGGCCACAGTGAATTTGTTCCAATCTACCATGCTGTACAAGCTGGATGTGGTGTCTATTTTGCCAAGGCAATGTTCCAGTGCCAACCAACGTGGCCAACGATCTGTGCCTATGTTGCGGCGATGGGTATTGGTTACTTTGTCCACTACCTCATCATAGCTCTGATGTATGTCATAGATAAAACACATGGTGTAACTTACATTGCGAGAATTCAGCAGTTCTTGTGTTTCTAGGATAGCTGCCAGGGTGGAATCTGTAGCAGATCTTGGGGTCTGATGCATATACTGATCACGGAATTGAGACTTTACTTGTATTGGGCAGTTGTCGTCTGACTGCCAGCTG